ATAAGAACAGCTTGTCATAGCGATAAACATTAAGATCATAACAACCGAGAAAAATAATTTATACCAATTAAAAGGCTTTTCATGTTTTCTAAATGCTCTAACTGGTCTTTTCGTTCTAGCGTCATAACCAATAACATCTCCGTAAGGAATTATTTTAAGATTTCTCATTCTGTTCTCCTAAATATTGATTGACTTGATTCAAATGCTTTTCTTATTTTTTCTTTTAAAGAAGGTATATAAGCAACTAATTCTTCATCAAAAACAAAACAAGTATCATCAATTTCATTAATAATTGGATTGTCGTTTCCATTTAAAAACTTCCAAAGAACTTCTATTTCCTTTTTTTTAAATTTTATTGTGTTCATTTTCAAAACTCAGTTTAGGTTTATATGTAACAACCTTCTTAGAAAGTCTTGGTTGCTTTTTATAAACTTTTTTTATTTGTTTTTTAATTGGTTCTTTTTTGCCATAAACAACATTATTAGGGCTTCCAATTAAACCTTCAGTTAATTCCAAAACATAATCAGTAAATTTAATAGACATTATTTTTTCTCCTGTTTTTTTAGTTGTTGTAAAACCTCTTTCATGTAAGAAGTTTTATTTAGGTTTTTCCAATGCTTAGATAACTTTCTAAAAGTTGTACTCCATTGGTCATTAGCTTTATCAAAGTTAGCTAGATGATCTTTTAAATAACTATACTTAATTCTCTCATTAAGATTTTTAGCATAGCTGTTTTGTATTTTATATTGTTTGTGTTCCCCATCAAAATGAGCAACACAATGATAATACTTATTAGATTTTTTTATAAAGAATGGGTACGTCCCACAATCAATTAGTTTATACATATTTTCTCCTATTGTATTTCTTCTTGACCAACTACTAATTCAGTTTTTGGGTCAAAGATTAATTTAATTACAGGTGCATTTGGATATTTACTTTTCATTTCTTGAACAGTAACAGAACCACCATCAATCATTTCTTCATGTCCATCTTCGCTGTATTCTTTAACAAAGATTGCACCATACTGACCTATAAAAATATTTTGTATTTTATTCATATTTTTTCTCCTATAACCAATGCGGTACTAAAAATAGTATCGCATTAGTAAATAATATTAAAACAAATAACCAACTAGGCATATAACTTCTCCAAGTTTTTTAATTCTGTTGTATCTCTTGAAATAATTCTTATAGCAATTCTATGACTAGAACTTCCATCAAAATATATGTGATCTGGTTTTTCTAAAACTTCTTCATAATGTTTGATAGAATCTTTTAACATTTTTATTTCTTCTTTGTGTTCTTCATGCATATTTTTTCTCCTGTAATTTTTTATTTCTAATTTTAAAAGCTATTTGATTTTCAATACTCAATCTTAATTTATCATAACTTGCAATTCTTGTTTCAAGAATAGCTTGTCTTTTATGTAAGTCTTTTATTTCTCCTAATAATAATTGATAATGATGATCGTTAGTTAATTCTAATTCTAATTCTTTTTCTATATTCATATTTTTTTCTCCTAAGTTATGGCGGCTCATTATTGAGCCACCTTAGTAATAAATATTTCATTATAATTAATTAAATGTTTAGTTGGGTATTTAGTATCTTGGCTATCTTTAACTTTTACAGAATAATTATCATGGTTAAATTCTGTATTAGCATAATCAATAGCATCATCTAATTTATTAAAACTACTGTTAAGAGTATATCCAGCGATAGCATAATCCTTATGATTAACTTTTGTAAAAACTCTAAATCTAAGTATTTTTTCTTCAATCATTTTTTTCTCCATAATTATTATAAGTATTCTTAAACATTTATTTTACATAATCAATACATTTATTAACATTTTGTGTTTTTTTTATAATTATGTATAAATACTTGTAAGGGGCTGGTTTTTAAAATTCTCCTTTGGTTAATTTTTTTCATATTTTTTTCTCCAAAATTAAATATTTCCCAGCCCTTTTATGCTATATCTAGTGTGTGAAAGAATCTGATATACAAGAAGAAATCTGCGATTATTTAGACGATAAGAAAAAAACCTACCTATTTCGCTATTTTTCAGTACCTAATGAGGGTAAGCGTAAGGTTTGGTATCTTCATAAGCTAGTTCGTATGGGTTTAAAGGCTGGTGTTCCAGATTTAGTGCTTGAATTTCCAGATGGTAAGATGGTTTATTTAGAGATAAAAACCGATAAAGGTAGATTGTCTGAAAGTCAGAAGATATGGCAAAATATATCAAACATACTAAATACACCTCATTATGTCATAAAAGGCTCTGTAGACGCAAATTTAAGCGTTTTAGAGGGTATTTTTGATCTGTTCCCAGATGCTAGGATTAAACAGTAATCTTATGTATAGATTTGACTACGCCTAAAGGGATAATATTACGATCTCCATAAAATCCGTCTTTAGAGTAACTTGCGAAGGTGTAGAGGTTTTCTTTATCTTTTTTTAAAACATAAGCGATTGTGATAATCGTTGCTGTTCTCATTCTTTTAAATTCATCTAATCCAACAATAGTTGAATCTCCTACAATATCACACCATTCTATCTTATGAAGGAAGTGTTCTTTATCGTTTAGTTTTATTTTTACTTCTTTTTTTTCTTTTTTTTCTGACATTAGCTTTAAGTGGCTTTCTTCTTCTTGTTCCTATTACTTCTCTAATAGTTGATGAAGTTGTGTAGCCGCTCATTTCTTTTTCTTTTTCTTATGTGCAGAATCTTTCATTAAGCTCCCATCTGGCATATAGTGATACCCTTTGGGAGCTTTTTTCTTTTTTCTTTTTTTAGCCATTATTTTTTCTTCTTTTTCTTTTTTTTCATAATTGCTTTTTGTAAACCTTTTGGAAGTTTACGTTTTTGTTTTGAAGTCATTTTGCTTCCATAATGTGATGGCATAATTACCTCCTAATGCAAAATATAATTATGAATACCAACTGCAACAACTGCAATGATAATAGCTTGAACCCACCATTTTAAACTTACAAATGAGTCCCACCATTTTTCTATTCTTTGTTTCATACTGCCCCCTTTTACTTGGTTAAACCTTTTGCTTTTTCAAAAGTTCTAAGAGTTCCAAGACCTAATAAAGAAGTTACTAAAGTCATTAAAACCCCTGTATCTAGTTGCGGTATGTTTATCACTTCGTAATGAAATACACCAAGAAAAAATAAAATAAATTTTGATAATACAAACTCCCAGAATATGGCTATTGCCGCAGACATTCCTATAAGGGGACGCCAAGATCGTTGCATAAAGCCACTTAATCCTCCAGCAGTAGATTGAGCATCAGCTAAATTAATATCCATTTGTTTAGATTTTAAATTTGCTTGTATTTCTTCAAATCGTAATTTTAATTGTTGTTTCTCTTCTTCGCTGGTGTGTAGTTCATCTATAACATTACCAACAGCTTTTATTGTATCTCCGCCAAATAATTTACCTAACATTTTGTTTACCTCCAAATGCTCTATAAAAAGCCGCTATTAATCCGTATGGGTCATTTACTGGATAACCTAAACAATTTAATTCAACCTTTTTCTTTTTCTTTATTTCTTTTTTTTTCTTTTTCATAAATCTAATTCCTTACTTATTCTTGCCATTTTTTCTTTTAAGTCCTCTTCCTTATACTTTTTACGCATTTGGTAAATATACTCTTTTTCCTCTGGAGTAGTAAGTCTTTTTCTGTGTTTTCTCAGATCAACTTTTTCATCTTGTCCATTAGGCTTCTCGCCCTGTTTGGGGTCTGATTGTACCATCTGCTTTGCTCCATCTGTAAAATTGCTTCTGACCAATTCTCATCAGTCAATGCTTGTTTAAATTTAACAAACTTTTGTAATTTAGGTAAACCAATTTGAAATGCCATTTCTAAACATACTTCCTCTACAATATCTCTTGCATATTCTGGCATATCTCCACATGGTTTTAAAAAAGTTTGCATATCTCTTTTAGCTATACTGTAATCTATTAGAAAAAGTTTAAGTCCTGTTTCATAGCTAATTCCATTTCTAAACTCATGTTTTTCACTATCTTTTATTAAATGTCCAACTCCTATAGTCAAATATCCTAGATGGTCTTTATAAGGTTTTAAAACTACTCCGCCTTCATGGTCTATAATCTCTTGTTGTAATCTACCTTCATCAATCATCTGTTCCTCCAATATT